TCAGCTCAATCCGCTCCACGGACGAGAGCGGGATGTATGTAATGAGCTTACTCATGGTCGCTGGGCTTCTCGCCGTTGATGGGGCCGGGGTCGGCGGCGTTCTCCATCAGCTCAACCATGCCCTGATAGTCATTTGCGTTCCACAGGGCGGCCAGGGACTTGACGTTATTCTGGCGCTTTCTGATCCAGGCGTTAAATTCGTCGTTCTCTGCGGCCAGATCTACATTAGCTCCTAGGGCATCCCAGTCAGGCCGGAAAGCTACAGGCAGATTTTCCGCGCCGATGTCCACCGCCCTGCCGTGGCGGATGTTGTTCTGTACCATGCTGCCGCCTACACCCACATCCACATCGTTGGCATTGGCGATCGCGTAGCAGGCGGGGGTGAGCTCGTTCCAGTTGATGGTTTTCATTGTGGTACTTCCTTTCATTTTTGTTTTGTGGTATACTTTTTTCAGCCGTGGTGGCCCTTTATCCCTCTTGACCATAGATTTACCTCCCAAAGGATCTGTGATCAGGGCCGCCGCGGTTTTCTCTTACGTGATGGTGGAGGTGCCTTATGAATATCGTTGTAATCTGCTCCAAGTGCGGAGCTGTGTGCCCATCCACATGGGTCAACGGTCAGCGCGAGTGGCTGTGGGAAGGCCAAAAGTGCGAAAAGTGCGGCGCGGAGGCTTGGGCCGCTCACGACCCAAACCGCGATTGGCGCACCGGGAAGCCACTGGAAGCCCCCTCCCGCTTTGCTCCAAAGGATTGACCTCTGCCGCCCAGACAGGGCGGCTTTCTATTTGGTCAGTTGAGCGGCCAGCTCTTGGTACTCCTCGGGGGTGAGTCGGTCGGCGGCGAGATAGACATCCATCTTGTCCTGTAGGCCGTCGGTGCGGCCCCGGTCAATGAGCATCTTGCAGAGATTGTATACGGTTGTCATAGTGTCTCCTTTCTTAGATGGTGGCGGTGGTGGTCAGTTCCAGCATGCAAAGCCGCTCCTCATGGTCGGCCAGCATCTCCAGAGTAATGTCCTCTGCCGAGGGCGATTCCGGCCCCGACGGTCTTGTGTCCGGGGCGGCCTGTCCCGTTTCGGGGTTGTAGAGCCACCCCTGCTCTACATCGTCCTGTACCTCTACACAGCGCCGTGCAAATGCCTCGCTATACCACTTCTCCGGCGGAAGTGCATATTCCGGGATGATTTCGCGGACAGTGTTATCCTCATTTAAATAGACTGTTTTCATCAAGAAATACCTCTTGCGTAAATCGCCACATATCCATCGCCACCTTTACCGCCATTACCGCTGGGTTTATTCTCGCTGGAGCGGAAAGTCCATCCCGCTCCAGCACCTCCTCCGCCACCGCCGCGGGTTCCATCAGTACCATTTGTTGCATTGGTCTGGCTGGTAGCTCCCGCACCTCCAGCACCGCCCCCACCAGCGCCTCCGGCCCCTCCTAATGTAGGAGGGTCATTAAGGGCTTCATCCCCGCCGCCTCCGCCGCCTCCGCAGAAAAATTTAAACCCCAAAATATCAAGATTAGGACCGGCCTCACCCGGTTTCCCGGTATTGTAGCCCCCATCGCCTCCGCTACCGCCTGTCCAAGGATGTTCGCCTCCACCCGTGCCACTACCGTTACCATTACCTCCGTTCCCGCCAGGCACTATAATCCCAAAAGCGCTGCTGGCCCCTCCGTTTCCTCCACTCTTCTTAACCCCGTCTCCGACTGATGCATTCGCCCCGGCACCGCCTGTCCCGATAACAATATTTTTATTTTCGATGCTATCGCTGTCCAAAATGTGATAGTACGCCGCAGCTCCGCCGCCGCCGCCTCCACCACCTTTGTCGCCACGCGAACCGCCGCCGCCGCCAGCGCCAACCACAACCACAAAAATATCTGCATGTTTGCGGTCGAACGTATAGGTGTAGTTCCCCGGCGATGTGTACTCCTTTATCAGATAATATCCGATTGAGCCAAGTATCTTACTGAACACCTGGTCAACTGTATGGTTCCCGGATGAACCCCATATCTTGGTTTCTGTGGTGTCACTTACCAAGGTAAATTTGTTCAGGGGTGTCCCCTTCTGCGACCACCCTGCCTCATTGATCCCGTTCAGGTCAATAGGAAATGTCCCAGCGATCAGCGCCGTGATAAAATCCTCATAGGTAGGATACAGGGAAAGCGCTGCCGCCACCGTTTTCAAATACCGGCTGTTTCCGTTTCCAGCAATAATTCCATCTTGCATTGTTACACCTCACCACAAAATATTTCGCCGCTCATAAATGGCGACCGCTTCAAACGAGCGCGGATCTGGTCCGTCAGCACCAAAACCCGCTCAATGTGATTGGCCCCTTCATGGGTCAGAAGCTCCATCGAGACCGGGATTGCTGGGGCGTTGGCAAGGGAGAACGTGCCACCGATCGCCCCAACGTTGGACAGGTAGTCCGCCATCTGTGCCTGTAGCGGGATGTCATCTATAGCCCAGGCAATACCCTGGCCGGCATATCCAGTGACGTATCCCGCATCCGAAAGCCATCCGTTCAGATAATCCATGGCCGTATTGACCCGGTTGAGATCAGAGGCGTTGTATGTCCCACGGTCGTTCAGGGCGTCCACATCATCCTGTGTTCGGTCGGTAACCATGCGGATGATGTAATAGCTGGCCGTGGTAGTCAGCCCCGCCCCGTCCTTGGCAACGACCGTGACGTTGTTCTCCCCAACCTCCAGATTCAGGAGGATGGAAAATCGTCCATCCGGCCCAACGGCCGGGTGTCCCGCCACCGCCCCGTTGTCCATCACTGTCATGGTCACTGGAGGAGCGGTGGCATCGTTGGTTTGCCCCGTAATGGTAACCGTATAGGCATCCGTTACCACCTCCTCGAAGGACAGCAACGCGGACAGCACAGGCGGTACGGTATCTACAATGTAGTTTGCCTCCATCGTAGCTGCGTTCCCATCGTTGTCGCTGATGCCCGCCTGGACGGTGTGCGGCCCCTCCGCCAGAGCAGTCCCTGGCGTATAGGTGATGGTATACGTCCCGCCTGCGCCCGCCGTGACGGACACCTGCTCCGCCGGAACTGCCTTCCCGTCCAGCTTCACTATGGCGCTGTCCGGGTCGATACCGGAGCCGCCATCGTTGTCCTGGGCGGTCCACGTCACCGCAGGCGTGTTAGTGGTCACATAGCCCGCCTCCGGGGATACCAGGGTCAGGATGGGCGGGATGGTCTCCCGCACCACCAACCGAAGGCCCGGCAGATTGTCCCCGTCTGTAGTCACCACCACGCCGCTGTCGTTGATAGCCTCTACCGTTACGTCGTAATACCCATCCGGCTGACCGCCGGAGAATGTATCCGGCGTGATAGCCGTCTGATAGGCTCTGGCGTCTTCGTTGTAGGTCAGCATGTACCACTGACCATTGAACTGCGCCCGCACCTGGGTAATCGCCACGCACTACACCTCCCCCGCCTGGAGTTCGCCGCTGTACCAGAGATCCTCCCGCTCTCCGCCCTGGGCGTCGATGACGACGACAGAAAGGACGGTGGGCAGCCCGACTGATACGGGGTTGGGTGCAAAACTGGCCGAAATAACCAGCGGCGTCCATGTTTCGGACATACTCACCCCTCCTTGTCCCAATAGATAACGGCACAGCCCTGTGCCCCTGCCACTCCGGGTTTCCCCGGCTCTGGCTCGGCATACACCTTAAACGTAGTAGCGCCGCCGCCCTCCCACGTGTAATGCTTATACACGCCATAGCCTGGAGCTCCACCCTTTCCTCCGGCTCCGCCATCTCCGCTGCCTGGCTTAGGTGACGCTACGCCGGTGCGGGCGTATGATTCGCCGCTGGCTACATCAGAGTAACCCTGTGGGTATGTATTACCGTTTGCGCTAGAGTAAGGGCCAAAAATGGTATTAAAACCATCAAAAGACACCTCAAATGACTGTTGTGGATTGATGTCGATGGTAGCTGTCCACACCTTTCCACCCACGCCGTCCGAACCATCTGCGCCGTATTCACCACGCTCACTATCTCCATATCCGTCTTCCGATTCCTGCCTGCCCATGGTGCCAGGCTCTCCATGGCCTCCGCCCTCCCCCTTGCCTACCAGGATAATCCGTAGCTGTGTGGCCCCGGCTGGTGCTGTCCACACGCCGCTGGAGGTGATCACCTCCATGCCATCATAAAGGAAGATTCCATCAGCCTGGAGCAGCACACTGGAGCAATTGCGGAGGACTCCATCCTGGAGAGATAAGTCCTGCTGTATTCTGCGGCCCGTGGTTGCGGTGCTCTCATTCAACCAGACCGTATCCACATCCCCAATTTCAGAGGCCGGGTCTCCACGGCCTACAATCTCTAGTTTGTTCCCACCGTAGGTGGACAGGATTGCCCGCGCAGCAGTCAGCGCCTGGGATTGCGTCTTAATAAACGGATTTTGGATGGATTTTGTCTCGTTGGAGGCAGTGGAGTTCCCGGATACCACATACTGGGTGTCGTCCCCATCGTTCAGCGTAAAAAACAAGGCGGCAATATCGGCGTTGGCTTTCATGGTCGGATAATCAATTAAGTTGTCCAGGGTGATTTTACTCCCCTGGTTCCACATGGGTTCGGCGGTCAGGTATCCGGTCTCTGCGTCCGCCCTGGGCCACGTACCCGTCGCCATGCAGACATATCTCAATATATCCCCGCATGTCATACCAACCACATCGTCAGCCACGCGGACGCTTGCCTCCGCGCTTGCGTAGTTTGGGTCTACCGCGTACATGCCCGCGAAATTTTCTCCCATCTGGGCCACTAGGGCGGAAATCCAGCCAGACAGGGTGGTAGGCAGGATGGACGGCGGGATAAACTCACGATCAGCCAAAAGGCCAACAATATCGACCAGATCCCACTGCATGGTCAGGCCGTTGTCTCCGGTTTTCCAGCCGCCGGAGTACTGATAAAACACGCCGGCTGGCTTGTACTCTACCGTGTCGTCCGAAAGCCGTACTCCTATAGAGACCGGGATGCCCTGGCGCTCTTCGATGGATTGGAATACGCCATTTTTGCTTCGCGGCTCAAAGCGGCGGCTCAAGTTGTCCATTTTGATGGTACATGTGCCATACGGTAGTGTCATACAGGATACGTCCCCCTGGTGCTTAAGAGAAAACACGGCAATCTCATTTCCTGTCCACTTCTCATACAGGCCCGGAATAATTTCAGGTATCCGTATACGGCGGTTTTCTTTCGACCATTTGGTCACCGTCACCCGAATAGCGTCCGGGTTGTTAACGGTGAATCCGTCCAATGCAATGCTGGACGCAGTATTGCCGGTCACTGTCTTGGTGTAGTAGGCCGTTCTGCCCTGCATGACCTCCACAGTAAAGTCGGCGGGCACTCCGTCCCAATCCGCTGATGGGAAGTAGATGGAGCACGCCTGAAGGATGGAGACATTGGAAAAATGCTCCTCTACCCACACCGCTGGGGAAAACACCCCATCCGCGCCGGACAGGGTATCCCCCAGGAAGCCGATATGATCGGCCCCATGGAGTGGAAACAGCTTGAACTGCCCGTTGAGTGCCCAGCGGTTAGCCTCAAGCGTAGCGTATGGAACAATCTCCATCTCCTTGTCGTGAATTTGCTCCGACTTGCATACGTTAGCCATGCCGGAGCTGGATACTGTGCCATAGGTAATATCCGGGTCAATAATATCTATGACTGCTTGTAAATAGATCCGTCTGGTGTCGCCCACAATCGCTGCCTGATACGCTGTGGTCGAACTAATCACTGGGTTTCACCTCCCTTAGTTCTACCGAGAAATCACCCCACATTGGGACGGGAACAAGGGTTTCTATGGGCTCTCCATCTTCGTCAACAATTTCACCCATAACTTGACGGCTCCACATAAATTTTGGATAGGTCAGCTCTGTTACCATGAATTTTGATGTGATCATCTGTTCAGAGTGCGGGGGAAGGAACAAACATGTAATGGCCTGTCCTCTCCCTTTTTCGCATGCGGAAAGCACGGAGTTCCTCATTTGATCCGTGAAATATCCATATTGGTAGCGCAAAACCCATACATTCCCGCGCAGTTCTCTTACAATCCTGCCGGTGACCATCTCCACATCTACGGAAAGCGGTTTTAACTCTGCGATATAGCCGCCCTTTTGGCTTTCCGGCAAGGTAACTGGTGTGCCTGTGGTATCCAATACAAGTTGATTCACGTGTTTTCACCGCCTTACGTTGGGTGGAGAATTGGCGTACCGTTTGCCTTTGCGTAGTTAGACAGGGGGCCAAGCAGATAGGAGGCGAATTTGGTGCCGTCAGGCATCATTAGATTAACTGTAATACTCCCTCCAGACATCCCTGCTCCCTGCACAGATGCTGAAACTCCGTTGACCATACCAGCGGACGCCACACCCAACCCGGACGACGCAAAGTCCACGCTTGCGGTGCCGAAGTCCATACCATCCTCGATATCCCGGCGGATACGGTCATATTCATTGTCCCAGCCCTGTCCAAGACCAAGAGCCATGTTTTTGCCCATGTCGGCAAACACCGTAGAGGGAGAGTGGATTCCAAGGAAGTCCTTCACACCGTCCACAATGCCGGAAAAGAACCCTGTAACCTTGTCGTAAATCCATCCAGCCATTTCCTGGATTCCCTTCCAGATCCCCTCCACAATGCTCTTGCCCACGTCAACAATGCCGCCAATCAGCGCCCCGATGCCCTCCACAATGGCGCTGATGATCTGGGGAAGAGCGGCCACCAGCGCGGGAATATTGGAAAGGATGCCTTCAATAAATTTCTGGAGCAGCGAAACGCCGGACTGGATGATTTTGGGTAGCGCCCTGGCAATGCCCGTCGTTATTGCGCTGATGATTTGCGGGATGGATGCGACAAGATCCGGAATTGCGCCGATGATGCCGGAAACTAGGTTTAAAAGGATGTTGATTCCTGATTCAATAATCGTCGGGAGGTTGTCCGTGATGAACTGGACAAAGGCGGTGATGATTTCCGGTAGGGCCGCAGTCATTTCCGGTATGGCCCCGAGGATGCCGTTCACGAGATTGTTCAGCAGTTCCGCACCCTTGTCAAGAACCGTTGGGAGCTGCTCTGTGATGTAATTCAGAAATTGTGTGATGATTTCAGGAATACGGGACACCATATCGGGCAAACCAGTTTCAATCCCGCTGGTAAATTGGTCGAGAAGCTGCACACCCATATCCAGCACTTGCGGAAGCAGTTCGGTTAATGCCGCCCCAATTTCGGCTACAATTTGTGGAACCGCTGCAACCAGTGTCGGGATACTCTGCACTATGCCGCTGGCAAGGGAGGACAAAATCTGAACGCCCATGTTTAGAAACTCAGGCAACTTCGACACCGCTACATTAACCAGTCCCTGCACCGCCGTCGAAAACTGCTGATCTGCCCCAGCCGTTCCGCTCAACATGCCGGAGAACGCTGTTGCCACATTTGAGATTGCCGGAAGGAACTCTGAAAGCAGCCGGTTTTTTACGTTGGAAACGGTCTGCCCAAGAGTGGCTAGGGTTGCGTCAAGCTGTGCCTGGTTATTTCGGCTCTCTACCAGCGCCTCATTATTGCGGTAAAAGGCTTCGCTGGCTTCATCATAGGTTCCTGACAGGGTATCCATGATGAGCTGATTCCGCTCACTCTCAGAGGAGCAGGCGGAAAGCCTGGCATTAAAATCGTCCTCGCTGATGCCCGCCCAGTTGAGGGCGTCGGCAAGCACGCCGGTAACTTGCCCCACTTTTGCCGTCTCATTACTGGCCTCAATCAGTCCCTCGATGGGGAGACTGTCGCCAAATGTACCGGCAACACCAGCAGCGATATCCGTCCAAGTAGACACATCCTCTGCGCTGTCTGCCAGCTTCGCCAGGAGTTGGCTTGCTTCGGTGGCGGTATCCGTATCCCCCAGGATGCCGTAAAAGGCGTTATAGGCTTGCTGTGCGGTTTCCGCACCATACCCAGCCGCTTCAAAGGCGGTGTTGAGCTTGCCCATTGCAACTCGATATTCCTCTGTCGAGGATTCCAGGGCCAAAAGCCCCACCACAGCGCCAGAGGCCGCAGTTCCAATGGCCGCTATACCCTTCGCAGCCACTTTGCCAGCCGACGCAAGGCCGCTCTTTAGCTTAGACGCGAGGCTACCCCCACTCTTAGATACATCCTTAACACCGCTGTCGTACTCGCTGGTATCCAGGCTGATTTTCGCAAATAAATCAAAAAGATTAATGGGTGCCACCTCCTTTCGCGGCACCGCTTAGCCCTTCCCCATCAACGCTTAGACAGAGGCGATTTTTTGTTTCATATGCGCAACAATTTCTTCCGGCGTTCTGATTTCCTCCGGCTTCGGGTTCTCAACATCCAGGTATCTGACCTTCATATAAGAACCGCCAGCGTATTTCGCCGTGTTTTCCCCGATGATTTTCAAGGCGTCTGTTACATAAACCCGGTACGCTTGTTCTTTTTCCGCCTGATTGATGAGGGCAGGGAGTGCCGCCAGGATGGTCCGCACCCCCATGCCCCGCACGGCTAGCAGGCAGAGGATTACTCGCTCTTTTCCTCCCGCCCAAACGATTTGAAAAAATCCAGCAACTCCTTGTCTCGGAACAGCTCACCAACCTGCTTGATGGTCTCCATGACCTTCTGTTTTCCAATCTGCTCCGCTGTAGTTTCGTTCAGCGCCGCCAATACACCGAACACGTCCGCCCGGTGGTCTTTCAGCAGAATTGGGACAAGCTGAGCGTATTTATGGGCCGAGAAGGTGTAAAGCTCCGCAACGCTTTTCCCCTTGCTGTCAAACTTGATTGCAAGCTCATCCAGGAGGGCCTTGTCTCCGGTGATATTGGCAATATAGGGCGTAACCTCGCACAGCACGTCCGCTGCCCGCTCGGTGCTCAGTTCAGACAGTTTCATCAGATACTTTCCTCCCCGGCAGGCGCGGCGCTGTAAAACTCCATGGGCATAGTGTCCTGCGCGTCAATGGACACATGGCCGGTCAGCTCCACAGAGACCTGCCCCTTGCCGTTCTTCGTGGTCTGGAGCGTAAAGCCGCCGGTAGACAGTGCATTTTTCAGGCACACGGCAACCATGCCGCCGTCCGCTCGGTCTCCTACCCACCAGAGGTCGGAAAAGTCCGTCTGCTTCAGGTCACGCCGGGGCACGATCTTATTTCCAGTCACGTCAGCCGCGCCCAGGGCCAGCTTGATACTAGCCGTGGATGTACCCAGGGAGGTGAACGACACTTTGCACTCCCAACCGTCCAGATGCTTCAATTCTTTGGTGTTGACCGGGCAATTGTCCACATCCTCCCCCAAGTCGGAGTAAGTAGGAACACAGGAAATATTGATGCCGCCGGTGGTCGGGCATACAATATCTTCATCTGCCGGAGCCGTCGGTGTCGCTGGGGTGAACTTCTTCAAAATCACGCCCGCGTCAAGCTGCATTTCCTCGAATGTGCTTTGCGGGATTACAGTAAATTTGCCCATGTGGGCCTCCTTTCTAGCTGAATGTCAGGTATTCAGCGGTGATGTTGATATAACGGCGCTTAATAGCCGGGTCGTCCTGGTACACAAGGCTCTGACACCACGGCGAGCCGCGTTTCAGCCAGATGTATCCCTCGTCGCAGGGGAGATATACGCCGCCGTAGCCAATGCGTTGGGATAATTCCTGCGCCTTTTCATCGGGAATTGCCTCGCTCTCTGTGCGAAACCACAGATTAACTGTCAATCCGATTTCCCCAGCGTCAAAGGCCCCATCTGTGTATTCGTAGGTGCCATAGGGCATGACCACATCTTTCGGCACAGAGGATGCCCGATAGAAGGGCATGAACTCATTGAACCAAGCAAACAGGGCTTTGTTTTTTGTCATACTGCCCCCGCCTCCTGCCATGCCTTATAGATTTTCGGACCCTGTACTGCTATCCAATCCACCATTTCCTCATTAGTGGCCCACGGCCCATCAACAGAAAATGTGTTGCTTCCAAGCCCACTTTCATCAAAGAACGCATGGACTATTTCATGGCGGAGCGTTTTTTTCTCAGAGGCGGAAATGGTTTCTTTTGTCTCATGCTCCCATCCTTTGTACGTGGACATATCGCAAACCACAATTTTCTTTGTTAGCCAATCACAATACCCATCAATGCTGCGCCGCTCAAATGCTTCATCTTCGGCGTACTTCTTGATTTCGATGGTGTATTCTGTTCCGAGAACATTCACTATCATGTGGTTAGCGTCCACCTCTCCGCAGTGAAGTATTTTAGCGGCAGCGTGGAGGAACGAGGGGCCTGCTTATCCTCTGGGTTGGAGGTCACGCGGTACGTCTCCCCGGTGGTCTTGTCCTTGAATACGTCGTTGTACTCAATGGGTACAGCCTTGTCCACCAGGGCGGAATACAGGCTCGTCACGCCCTCCTTTTCCGCCCGTCTGGCCTCCATGGAGCTGTTTAGGTCTTGATAGTTGGTGAACTCTGCCCCCTCCGTCCACTCCACGATGTAGCCGCCCGCGCCGTCGGAAACACGCTTCTTTTCCATCAGTACGCAAGCCCGCGCAAAATCGTCTAATAGGCTCATATAATGCCCCCTATCCGCCGCCATGTGTTCAGGCGGCTCTTAAACACATCCTGCCACCCCACGGCCACGCCGCTTGCATTGGTGGCCTTGCTGTATGAGTAGCCACCAAAACTCTCGCTGGTATACGGCCCCGGAGTCCCGTTTTTCTCATTCCAGACGGTGATTTCATCCGCTAGGGAAATTACCGATTTGGGCACTGACAGCGCCCAAACAGCGCCGTCAAAGGTTTCGTCGGTCATGTCCTGTTCTGGGTATTGGTGGAGGCCGTCATTAAAGACAGACCCCATCACCCTGAAATACTGCCCTGTTTGCAGGAAGGGCAGCGTAATGCTGCCGTCCTGCACTGTGAACTCCCCGGAGTGAATGCCGTCAGGCACCAAAAACCAGTTGTTCAGGTGTCGCAAAACTTGTTCCAGCATCACGCCGCCCTCCTTTTATGCTTCTGTGGTTGTCACGGTAATCTGAATGGTACTGTCGTCGCTGAGCGTACAGGTGCCGCCGGTCACTGCGCCGCCCGTTGTGGTCAGTGCAATGGCCTTAACAGATTTTCCGTCGGCACCAGCAGCGCCCGCCGCTCCGGTGTCTCCCTTGTCGCCCTTTGCGCCGGCGGTGCCAGTATCGCCTTTCGGACCCCGAGGTCCCGTTTCACCGGGGTCTCCTTTTTCTCCCTGGGGCCCCTGCGCTCCGGTTTCCCCTTTGGGGCCCTGCGGTCCGACCTGCTCATTCTGCACGCCAGATTCCAACTTGTTGAGCTTTTCGGCGGTAATCAGATCGCCGTCGCTCCATGTAGTGGGTGTGTACGCCATTATTTCACCTGCTTTCTGCCTACTCTTGCCTTACCGGCTACCCCCGACCCGACGAGGCCGGTTTCGGACGGGGGCGTTATTCCCCCGCTGAAACGGTGATTTTGGCAATACCGTCCAGATACTCGGCCCACAGCTTCATGCCCATAATGGCGTAGGTCTCGCCCACGGCGGTGGAGTAGTTGCCCTGGGCGTGGAAGCCAATCAGGTTGGTCTCGCCCTGTACCGTATAATTCAGACCAAGCCGGGCAAACTCGCTGTCGCCAGGGTCGGCATAATACAGGTCGATATTCTCCACAGGGGTGGCGATCACAGTGTTCCGCGCAATGGCTGCATTGCCGGAAACAGTAGCAGGAAGCAGGAACAGAGTGGAATACCCCATAAAGTCCTTGACATAGTTGATGCCGAACTGGGTCTGGACAGTAATGTCCGCCGTGCCCAGGTAGTCATAGGCGTCCAGGATGTTGGCAAATCCAACAACAGATGTGACATCCTTCGCCATAACCGCAAACTTGTTCAGAACCTCGCCCTGGGCCTTTGCAAGGGCGGCCTGCCAGGTGGTTGCGGTGCCGGTGAGAGAACCGGTGTTCAGGAAGGTGTAGAAGCCCCCCAACACCACGTTCTGGAGCTTAGTGAGAAAAGCGTCGTCGCTCTTTTCCACGGCGATCTCCGCGCCATACTTGTCCACGTCCTCGATGGGAACGGCCTTGGCATACTTCTTGATGGTCAGGTCTGCCTTGGTGGCCTGTGTGATGGTCGCCTTGCTGTACGGGATGACCTCGCCAGCGCCCACGTCGCCGTCCTCCAGGGTTACGTCAGCGGTATAAGAGATCAGCTGCGTGCCGGGGGTCTTGCGGATAGGACGCATGATGCCCAGGATGGTGCGCAGCGCTTCCCAGTTATCATTGAATCGGGTGACAAAATCCACCTCGCGGGCCGTCACGCTGGTATAAGTGTTGGGCAGAGAGTCCCTCGGATTGGTAAGGCTTTCAACTTTCGTAGCAGCCATTTAATTCAGTCCTTTCATGTAATTTGGTTTTCCATAAGCGCCTTCTGGCGCTCCGCGGCAGACATGACATACCGGCCATGGTCATCCTTTTTGTAGATGTCAGCCTTCGTCATGCCGTTCCCGCCGGTGCTGGCCGGAGGTGTGGCAGTTTGTGCGCCCTGGATGGAGGTGGTGCCGATAAAATCCGCCCACTCGCTCTTTATACTCTCCGTGAGCTTATCTGCGTCCTTGATTGTGCCCTTTTCGTCCAGCTCCACACTGTCCACATCGGACACCCGGAGCACGGCGTCAAGCCGCTTCTCGCTCACTCCAGCCTGTTTCAGAAGCTCCCGGTACGCCTTTTCCTTGGCGCTGCGGGCCTCCTTCTTGGTCTGTTCGCTCTTGTAGCCCTCAAATTCTTCTTTCAGGGCCTCGTACTTGACCTTATAGCTGTCCTTCTTTCCAGCCTCAAGGTCGGCCTGCGCCTTCTCCAACTGCTTCTGGATACCGGGCAGGGTTTCCGCATCGGCCTTGTATTTCGCCACGTCGGCTTTCAGGCCGTCCACGGTTTCGGTGTGCATGTTGATGATCTCGTCGATCTTCTCGTCCTCAATGCCCATAGCTTTGAGGGCTCGTCTGGTCAGTGCCATAATCAGTCTCCTTTTCTTCGGCCCCGTTCCCTTGGGGGCGACTGTGATATAAAAACCGCTGTCCTTTGCGGTGTTTACCAAAAGAAAAAGCGCGGGCAACCAACTACGATTTGTAGTCAGTCACCCACGCTCGGGCCTTCCGCCTCAACGCTTAGAGGCGGGAGCAATATTCTGTTTCAGCTCTTCCCGCTTGACATGTATAATTTTAACACCATCTTTCACGGGAATCAACTCTATTCTGTCCCCTTTTGCGAGAACGGCCTCAATGGCTTTGATTTGCCTTTCATCCATTTTTTATCTCATCCTCTATGATGTTCCTGTAAGTTTGCGCATGGTCGGCCACCGCTGGTTTGAGAAAAGGCTGTGCTGGATTTCCCGCCGTCCAGTGCCAGTTGCCTTCGTCGTCCTGGTAGGTCCATGGCGTGGGCCGTCCTCCTTCTGTATATCTGCCTGTGCCCAGTTCCACATAGGGCGCATACTCCACATTGGTTCCGATGTAAACGGTGCTTTCACCATCGTCCACTTGATGGGTGATGCTGTTACGGAGGTTGCCAGTGTCAACAGGAGTCAGGTCTTTGGCATACCCTTCCGCCTGTTCACCGCACCGCTCTAGTGCCCGTACAACGGCGTCATGCATGGCCTCCAGCACTTCGGCGCTGTAATCATTGAACACCACACCGCCCAAATCAGCCACGGCTTTTCACCCACCTTTCCCACTGCTCGTATGTCATTTCCTCCACCACCACGTTTCGGCCCGTCTTAGGGTCACGCACACGCATCTTGCGTGGCTCTGCTTCGATACCGGGCGCTTCTACCGTCCGCAGAGTGCAACGGCAGTTATAGACGTTTGCAGGCTTGGCTCTTGGGTCTCCGGGATAGCGTATCTTCCCTAGTTCAGAGGTAAACGGTTCGTCCCATTCCACAGTCTGGCCGTCCAATTTTTGATGGGCATGCCGCGTGCGCCCGTCTTTGGTGGCTACCCACCGTTTTCTAACCTTAATGCCCATATCAGAGGCAGCCTTGTAACTGTCCATCCTCCCACCGTTCTGCGCCCCAGTAACCGCCGTCCTGGCCGCTCTCACGGCGCTGGCCCGGTTCATCTCCGTCACCCTGGCCTGCAAGTCCTTCGCTATCTTCCCCACGCTCTTGCCCTGCAAAAGCCCGCTGGTGACGCTCTTGGTAATCTGCTTCTTGCCCCATTTCAGGTCAATACCCCGCTTTAAGGCTTTTTTCTTTGGGTAGTAGGGCATCAGATCAGGTTCTTCCACAATCAGCCGCCGCACGGTGGATTCATCCCACAAAGTAAAGCCCACATTTCCGGCCACCTTTTCGATGGTGTAGGCCGCATAATTTCGATTGAGGGTGTATATGCCCGGCGTGGTGTCGTTGACATAGGCAAGAGCAACCTCGTTGGCTTTTGTATACCGTTCTGCCACCTTTACGGCCAAATCGCCAAAACGTTCTCCTCGCCCTATTTGGTTCAGCCGCCACAATTCATAGTCATGCTCTGTCCAGACCTTCCCATTTATCTCCGTCCCGATCAGCTTCCGCATTTCCTCGTCCCGCACAACAAAGCGGTTAACATAGTCGATTACGGTCTTTTCCAGGTCATCCCACGCCTCACGGTAAACGCGGGAAATTCGGCGTTCCAGCCTTTCCAGTTCTTCATCCGTCCACTGGTGCGCCCTGTCCGGCTTCGGCATCCTCCGTCACCTCGGTTTCCTCCTGCGGCGGGAAGTCTGGTTCTGTCTCTACCCGCTCCATTTCCTCGGCTGCTTTGCGTTCCATAAGTGCATCGAATTGGTCAGCGTCGCCGTTGATGGTCAGCAGCTTCTTGGTGATGTACTCGTCGTCGTAATACTCAGCGCCCATAAGAATGGTCTGCGTCTCTTCCGCTCGGTTGATTATGCGGTTGCGCGTATAGCTTGGCGAATCGTTAATGCCTGCCAATTCCAAAATGCCTAGAATGAACTCCGTAACGCTTGCCTCAAAGTCATCCGCCTTCAAATCAAGCGGCGTGTAGCTTGCCGCAATGGCAGTGGCCGTCTGATTGCCCGCCGACACCGCCGAACTATCGAAGGCCTGGAAATCCTCGTACAGCTTGCGTTTAAGCATATCAATGGTTACGTTTGTGCCATTAAATGGGGCCTCAATGGTGTGCGGCTCCGCTGTCGCCCCCTCGTCTCCATCTGCCCCAGCGTGAACTATATGCGCCATGCGTACCTTGTCCAGGAACTTCGCATCGTCCAAATCATCCATGCCGCCGCAGTTGGTCAGCACCCAATAGATCAAATTCCCCTCGTCCACATTGTTGACCATGTTGGATGTACAAAGGTCAAGGGCGTCCAGCGTGTTCCGCTTTCCCGTCAGCTCCGATAACCCATCATCGCCGTTTTTCAGCGGCACGATAGGAAAGGACGGATAGTTCTGCCCGTCGTAAATTTCTGTCCCGTCAGCTTCGGACGTGCGCAGGCGCAAGATATACGGCCGTTTTTCTTTCAGTACCGCTATGTCCTCGCCTTTTCGCCGGATATAGTCCGTGTATCCGTCCACCTCGTACAGAGTGGCCCGCAGCGGCTTGTCATCAGATACCTGCCAGAAGCGGATACCGGCCATCAATGCGCCGTTTTCCTCGTCATATAACGGGACAAACTCCCGCAGTTTGAACACATCCACATGGTCCAAGTTCCAGAACCCAAAGGACACGCCGGCAATCAGGGCGTATTTCCCAGCCTTGACCATTTCCAGGTCGAACTTCTTCCCCAGCTTGTCCTTTGTGGCCTCGTTCTGGAAGGTCACGCCGTTGCCCAGCAGGTAGGATACCTCCTGCCGCACGTAAAAGCCGAAGAAGGAGGATGCGATCTTGTGATTGGCCGTATACATATCCATGTGGGCGCGCCCTTGCATGTCATATATGATTTTCTCATAGCGGTTGATAGTCGGATTCTCGCCCTTAAAGTACAGTTCTGCGTCAGCTGCCATTTGATATGCCTTGCTGCCTTCGTGCTCATTGATCGCCCGCCAGATAAAATCCATTCTGGCTTTTTCATCCTCACCCACAGCAAGCAAATCCTGATATGTAAGCAAAAAATCACCTCCCCCACAGCGGGATATATTGCGGCTGGCTTGCCTTACGTACCTTGTGCCGCAGAATCGTCATTACAAAATAGCGAATATCGTCCATGGCGTGGTCGTTCTCCTTGATTGGCTTGTCCTCCGTGGATTTATCGTCCCAGCGGTATAGCCCAAACTCACGGATACCGTCCTTGCAGGAGCGGTGAACTTTGATCGTCCCGTCCTGAATGTAGCGGCTGGTGGTGACGATGCCGGGAACCACATCATTGACCGCTTTTTGTACCCGGAACCGCCGATGCCGTCTGATGACCTCGATAAACGAAGCTGCCGATGGGTCAACTACTACGGATCGCACCGGCAAATCCCCAGCCAGCTTCTCCAATTCCGTGTAGTATTCCTCATCTGTCTTGCTGATCTGCTCCGTCCGCCCGGAATAGTAATACTCCCGGATTCTGGTGGCGTTTTTGCCGTCCCAGCACCACAGCCCGGCGGAAAACGGGTTCAATGTGCCATAATCGCAGGAGATATAGTATTCTCCATTCTCCGGAACCTCGTCCACGATGTTGCTCTCGCCAAACATGGGGTAGATTAGTCCCTCGGCCAGCGCCCACCGTCCCAAAATATAACGGTCGTAAAAAACCGTTCCTCGATACTCCCGCTTTAGGTTCTCCACAAAAGCCTCTGGGAGAAACGGATTATCATCAATTGTGTACGTCTGGCTAAAAATATCCGCTTTGCTGTCCAGAAACACTTTCAGCCAGTGATTCGGCCCCTGTGGATTGTACGTACCGTCAAAGCATGAATACGCTTTATCCAGGCGGCTTTTCAGCAGTTCAAAGACTTCCTGGCTCCAGTCTGCCACCTCGTCGCCGTAGCAGTATTTGATGGACGCGCCGCGGATTTTCGAGACCTGGGAAACCTTTTCAGCTCCAAGGCAGTAGCACTTTTCCCCAAATATCCACGCCGTATTGTCGCTGGAGATCGTGCCAACAAGAGCATCACCATAGATCGTTCGCATAGGCTCAAGCACATTCCGCTCAATGGTGGACTTGGTGACTCCAAGGATGACCGTCAGCCCATCCTTCCCGACGCGCTCCCGGATGCGGATTGGGATAATCCACCGAAAATCAAGGTATGTTTTCCCAGATCGAGTGGCCCCTCCCTTAAAGTTCCAGCGGTGATGCCCCTTTCGGACAAATTCAGTTTGTTTCAGACTTAACAGCATCCCTGAACTCCTTCAACAGCCCGTCCAGTTTATTCAAACTGTCGTTCCCGCTGGCTGTGTTCTTTGTGGCCTTGTCAACGATAATCCCGAAAGAAGTGGCGATTTGAGACAAACCGGCATCACTTATCTTTTCCGGGTCTGTCAGCGCCATCAGGTGTAGGTCGATCGCCTCCTGCATCTTCTCCTTGCGGGTCTCCATGAAGGCCAGCATATCAAGCGTGTTTTGTCTCTTTTTTCGTTGCGCCTTTTGGGCGAATCCTTCGCAACCTAACACAACACGCTTAACGGTATCTTTGGAAACCCCATTGATTTTCGCCGTGGCGTTATAGCTCTCGGTCTCCAGATAATCAGCCACAATTTTCTTTTTTTGTCTGTCCGTCAGCCGTGCAGCCATGTCACCACCTCTCGCCTAAGTAGAGTCTTCAAATTCCCCCACCGCCACCGACAGAGCGCGCCCTCTCTCTTTCTTTTCGGGGGAGATTAAGGGGGGATTATAGGGGGGTAAGAGATAGGGGGATCGGGGGGAAGGGAGAGGGGGGATAAAGGGGGCCATCAAGAGGGGGACCTTTTCTTTCTCTCTCCCTTGCTTTCGTTTTGCTTTTGAAATGCTTTTAAATGCTTTTAAATGCTTTTCGCCGCCTACTGTCGAGCACTGGCTCGGATCCGGCCAGCCGTCACAGCCTGTTAAGCGATACACCCGTGTGGGTTGTTAACCTAGAAACATGTTGATAAAAAACTGCTGTCCTTTCCCCGTCACCTTCGGAGTCTTGTTTACTGTAACGTGCCCATCTGCATGTGTAATGCTGGTTTCCTTGATTTCAAACAGGCCCAATTCCATCGATCGCTGTGTGGGCATGTTGTAATCCGTGCCTTCTCTGCGGATCAGATATCCGTTGTTCCGCATCCAGTCAAAGAGTCGGTTCTGCCCAGTGTCCACCCCATTCTGCTTGAGGAGCTTTGCCAGCTCTCCAACCAGTATGGATGTATTGGAGGCAGCCACGGAATCCGCAAACAGCACCTTCGGCCGGTTAGCCTCCTTCTCCGCCTCCAGCATCTTAATCTTTCGATCTGCTATCTGGAGCGCACGGGCCATTACCTTTTCGGGGCTATTCCAATCCTTCTCCAATTGGAGGAAATACTTCCGGGCAATCTTCCCCTTCTCGTTCCGCTGGAGCATGCAGATCTCCTTGGCCATATCGATAGAGACGGCGGCATCTTTCATGCTCTGAGGGCCGCCAGCGGGGTTATGGACAAAAATGTCCGTGACTGCGTAATCCTCGTTTTCAGCGAATCCATATTCGCACATACGGGGAAACCACTTGTGGTACGGTGTTTCTACCTCTAGAAACTCGTGGAGTTCCCGCGCTGATACTGCTGGCTTTTCGCCGCTAAAGTCAACTTTGATTAGTTCGTTCATGTAGATACCACCCTTTCTATTTTGCTTCCCACCTTTATGTTGACTCAGGGCAGGGGAGTAAGGTGGCACCTCCCTTTTCGGCCCGTCGGCCTAGCCCTGATCTTTTGTTTGAGAGGCGGCGGGGGAATATCCCGCCATGCGTTTCCTCTCGTTGGGGCCACCCCCGTCTCCTGCAACTGCGGGGCGGCAAATATTTTTCAAAATATGTATTGACAGTATCATATTTTATGATATAATTAAGTCATAAAAAGTAAAAGGAACAATATAGGAGGTAAAGTCATGAAACACTATGAATATTGCGTTTGCAAAGACGGCTGGATGATGGGTGCTTATATGGACGACAAGAAGGGAGCCGAGGATTGTGCCGCTCGTTATGCCTCCCAGTATCCTGACAGCAAGGTTGAGATCAAGGTCAATGTTTATGACGAAATGGAATACCGTTATTTCAAGGAGGTCGGTTGCTGATGACAAACAGAGGAGCATACGTGTTTGGCTGGGTGTTCGGTCGGCTCAACGCGGCGGCATATCCGCAGGAGATCGGAGGGGATCTCACCCTTGCCGCTCAGCGCCCGTATACAGCACTCGCCAGAGTCATTTCTGATGCTCACAGGCTTGGCCTCCTAAAGAGGGATCTCGACCGGCAGGTTGCTGAGGCGCTTTGCGAGATCACCAGCATTGACCCGCCCGTGGAGGGAGGGTCTGAAAAGTTCCAGCCCCTTGAAATGCAGGGGGCTTGGCAGTTAGGCTATTTTGCCGGTAAAGGCAAGCGTCCCCTTGCGTCTGTCGAGTTTGATATTGCCGCCGCCAGAAAGGCCAAAGGCTTGACTCAAGCCCAACTTGCGGATGCGATGGACGTTAACCAGGCCGTGATATCCCGCTGGGAGAGCGGCAAGGTCAGCCCCAATGCCTGGAATTTGGACAAGCTGAAAGAAATTCTGAGCTAATCCTGCCGCCCCTCCTGGGGCGGCTTTTTTGCCCTCTCCAGCTCGTGCGCTTGTGGTGCCACCGCCCGCCTCAAGCGGCGAGGAGCGGCATATGGCGGACAGTAGGTTGTCCAGCCGCCCATTGGCATTTAATTTAATCGCGCAGTGCCTCTTTTGCTTTCCATCTGCGTTTGGAGCCGAGAGGCGGCATTGAGCCGCCACACGTCCACGGCGTTGTCCATGGCCGCCGCTTCCGCTTCTGCTGCTGCACTCGGCATATAAAGCACCACCACAAGATGATGCTTTGTCCGGCATACACCGGGCATCTCTGGAGCCACCGTGAGGAATCGAACCTCCAACCTACCGATTACAAGACGGTTGCTCTACCAGTTGAGCTAAGATGGCATATTTGCGCCGTCTCGCTTAGATTGACACACCCTGGTCTCGGCGGCGACATCATGATTAGCCACTCGCAGGGCAGTTTTCAGTGGGATAGCGCCGGGGCAGGTCATAGCTGCCACCGCTTTTTTAGCTCCGCCCCCATGACAGGCGGCTCGCGTCTTACTCTTCCCAGCGCCTAGACGCTCTGGCAATCTGGTGTAGTGTCTTTCCACCGTCATTCGCCGCCAGAGGGGTGCGACCCCTCATGCCCCGAATAGTGGGGTGGTGTTCGACCGGCGGCATATTGCACACAGAGGGGGTGGCGGCAGATGCACCGACGCCACCCCATCCGTGTGAAGGAGGAAGGGGAATGGGAGCGCAGGGGCACACGCTCCCACACTCCCATTTTAAATCAATTTTTTGGTTTAGCTGCCCTTTAAAGGTTAATCTTCAAATTTTATCTGTATTTTACTCGACCTGTTAGATAATCTAGCGATACTTCATAGTAGTCTGCCAGAGCAATCAGCGCAGTCATATTGGGCTTTGCCTCCCCGCGCTCATATTTTCTTACTGCGCTGCGCGGAAGCCCGCACAGTTCTGACACTACCGCCATACTCCTAACAGGCTTTTTCTCCTCCCTCAACCTCCTGAGTCTTTCCTTAAACTCATTCAAGGTCTATCCCTCCTTCGGCGGGTCTGGGAGGGGCATCCAGTGGGTGACACCGCCCGGCTCTCTTTCTCCGTGTGGTGTAATGACACGCCACTTCTTTCCCATGTCACTATGCCAGCCCATCATGGTCTGCCAGCGTTCATGCCAAAACGCCACCACAAGGACATCCGCTTGACTTTCCGGCAGCCTGTCCTTGACGCTAATCCACTCGCTCATGTTGCCCGCCCTCCCCGTCGTGGATGTTGCCGATGACAAAATGGCGCTTGCTCAGTTTGTACGGATGTAGTGGGGTGCTGCTTCCGCTTCCAATTCCAGTTGTGAAACATGGGATTCTGAGATCTGTGTTAAAAATAACTGGCTCTCTTGATCCGTTGTAGCTCAAAATATCACCCTCAAAAATCTTCACGCCGTTCTTGTCGGTCAGGCCGGTATCCTGGCAGACTGTGGAGGGGTCAACCTCAAAGAAACCTCCGAGCATGATACCTTTTGTGGGCGGGTCTGCCCTGGCCGATACCAACCGCGGTAGAATGTACGCTCCAGGCATAAAGTAGGCATCTTCCGGGACAGCCACAATGTTTCCCTCCACCCACTCTCCATTATCCAGCCGCTTGGCTTTGAAAAGGATTTCTCTGGTCATTGGGCACCTCCGATGATCTCGTCCAATGTGGCCCGCCTTATGCTCCTCAGCGTAGGAAACGTTTCATCAAGGTTATCAAGACTGCCCTTATAGTTGTCTTCGTCATCATACATGTAAAATGTCTGTCCCACTATATCAACGTATGCCAATGTTTTAACAACTGGATATAGCACTTTGATAGCCTTCGCCCTCTCCACCTCCTGCTCCGTCCAGCGGGGCTTGCGGATGATGCGGTCGGGGTGGTTGATAATTACAGCCAAATCATCCTCATTGTAGCAAGGGTTCCAGAGATCTCCCGTCTTATAATATCGCTTCCCGTCTGCTCCAATCTTGAAGGCGCCTCTATTTACCTGATTTGCGCCGAAATCGTATGTAAATTCTTCGCCTACCTCAACACCCAGCACCTGCGCAATTCTTGGTTTATTCACTTGTTGTCCTCCTCCTTGATTTTCAGGTACTTTTCGATGGCTTCGTCCAGGTTGTCCTCCTTTCGCTGGCCGTAGGAGCAGAAATCATCCGGCTTGACCGGGTACTCCATATCGTGCTTGCCCATCCGGTAGCACAGTCGCATGAGCTGGTTGTGCCGTTTTGTACGTAACTCTCGGTAAAACTTGCACTCCCGCACCTGACCACAGGCACGGCGTCGATGGTGGGTAGGCTATCAAACATACGCTTCATGACGGCTCCAGTCACCCCATCACCACCAAAGCACTCTCGTGCATTATCCGCATCAACTAGTCTCATGCTCGGCCTCCCACTGTTTCTTCATGTCTTCGTATAACTCTTCCATCTTTCGATCCCACCCCTTGAGCTTCCACAGGGCAAGCAGGCCAAGCGCCATCCACTCCACAGCGGCTATAATTGTAAGAATATCAGCCATCCTGCTCCCTCCGTAGTGCGGCCTCGGCCAGTTCGCGGAGGCGGTCAATGGGGCCGAGAGCACGATATTGCTCCAGCTCTTGCTTGTCCACTCTCAGACCAAATGCTTCACCTTTGAGCTGTTCGATTTCCCCCGGCTCCAAGCCAGTCTCCTCATAGGCTGCGAGGCGGTCAACGTGCGGCCCGTAATCTTCTCTTCCTTCGGCATCGATAGCTACAAACCATTTTCCACCACCATGCCCATTGTCACACCAGTATGTCAGTCTCTCCATGCTCACCCCTCCTCCGGCGGCCCGTCAAAGGCCGTCCAGTATTGGCCGTACAGCTCCAGGCTAAACGGCTTGATGTGCTTGCAGTACAGATATCCATCCCTGCACCCTTCTGCAATCTCCAGGCCGCCCCATTGGAGCTGGGCTATCCCTGCGCCCTCAATGTAGATTGCCGTCTCCTGGGTGATGGATTCCAGCTCTGCGCGGGTGTATTGGTGTCTCATGGCGATACCTCCGTCGGGCGGCGGTACACGGTGTAATCTCCACTGGGGCGATCCAGGGTCTCACCGCCCAGCTCCTCCCGCAAGATGTCCTCGAACCCGGCGCCCTCTAGTACTGCCAGGCAATAGATTCGACCGTTTACCACCAGCGCCCACTCACCGTCGTCCCCATAGTCAATCCATACCTTGTCATAGTCCATGCTATCAAGGTCTGCCTGCGTCAGCGGCTCGTTCTGCGGGGTGAGGGTGGGCATATGCTCAACGCAGTACATTACCCGTCCCATCAATGCCTTTTGTGCATCGGATTTTGCCAGTTTATTTGCAATATTTGCAATCTCCAGTTCGAGCAACTCTCCATCAATCGCCCTTGCCATCGTTCAGCGCCTCCTTAACCATGCGTGGGCTTCCCTTTGTGGGGATTTCTTGCGTTGGCAATAAAAGCATCCATAATAAGCGTGAGACGATTATGTTTGACTTCGCCATTTCCATCGATATAAAAGTTTTTCATGCTCCACCGCTGGAGTTCTTGACCAAATGGATAATCTACCACGATATCCTGACCAATCAGGGCAATAAATTCAGGCCTGGTCATCTTTCGGCACCTCCAATCTCTTCATCACCATCTCCACGGCCTCGTCCGTCATGGCTTTCCCACATTTCCGACAAAACGGATGGTTGCCGTTATGTGTATATTCTCCAAAGTCTTCCCGGAAAGCATGATAATCAAAACAATGCGAACAAACATATTTCACAACGCCCTCTTGCGCATCCTCACACCGAATCCAGTGCGCCCTCCACGCCTTCTCCACCTGCTCCCGGCTGACGGGGCGGAGGGCGGAGAGGGCCATATCAATAGCATCCCAATAAGACAGCCCATCTTCCCGGTCATCCCAGTCCGGAGTCCACCGCTGTATAGTTTTCAGGCACTCAATCGCTTCTTCCCGCGTCATGGCTTGACCTCCAATCTCTGCAATTCCTCCGCGCTCAGAATCGGCGCGCGTCTTATCGTCCATCGTTCGGCACCTCCTTGATTGCTTTCCATCGCTCTTTACGGCTACACGTCCCGACGACTGCATCACAAATGCTCTTGGACGCACAGCGCTCACATGGTCCCGCCCTAAAAAACTGTTTCATATACTCTGTGGTGGTTGATATGGAGTATCCGGTGGCCTGGGCTATCGTCTCCGGCCCATACCCGTCCAGCGCCATGCGCTCCAGAAAATCACGGGACGGTTTTGGCCTTTTCGCCCTGGTATGTAGGAGGCAGCCAACTCTTTTCGGGTTGCAGTCCGGCAGCGGGCACCGCCCACAGAGTTCGGCCTCCTCTGTATCCCGCTCCGTAATCCTGCGCTCCGCAATCGGCTCCATCGCGTCCAGGCTGCGCCAGGGTGCCACCGCTCCGCTGATGCCGTAGGGGTCTGCGGTTATCACGGCCTACACCTCCACAACATGGATACCGCGCCCGGCCATGAGCTTTTTCTTCAGCTTGTATTCTTTGGTCTTGTAGCCCTTCACGTCCTCCACCACGACCTCCCATCGGGTGTCTACACCCTCTTTGACCGCCCGGCGGTATGAGAAGTCGGCCCGGTACTTGATGGCCCGCACATGCTCACCCAGCGACGTGGTGAACGCCTCCTGGAGGGTGAACTCCGGCTGGAGCTTCAGATCCCGAATCTCTCCGGCACAAAGCCGAAGCATGAGCTGGTCATACCGTGCGGCCTCTTTCTGGCTGTCGAATGTAATGCCGTTTCGCACGGCCTTCTTGTTGCCGTATTTATTCATTCAGCGCCTCCAATGCTATATCGATTGCAGCCGCAATTTGTTGATGTATTTCTGCAAATTCGGAGTCCGTTTTTGCAAGGGCCTTATGTTTCATAAGCAGTCCATTTAGAACAACGTATGCCCCAGTCCTATCCATGTCCATCTCTGGCTGCCTCCCAACTATATCTCTTTGTCGGATTTCCTCCCGCGTCGTAATATCTCCGTGATTTGGCGTCGAACATCAACGGGATTACCTCGCGGCTACCGGTCTCTCTGGCCTTGATAATCCTGATCCTGGAGTCAACTTCGTCGGATTCCTTTGCCCGCTCCACAGAAAAAACATTGTCAGCGAGGTTGGTAATCTCCGCCGCTCCCGCAACGTCGTCTGCTGTCAGTCCCCGCTCCTCTCCAGCCTTCCTGGGATGGGCCACCAGATGCACATGTACATCGTGGCGTTTTGCGAAGGCGCTGAGTCTCTGCGTAAAAGCTTTCTGGGCCCCATAATGACCAAGCTCCACTTCTCCCTTCAGACTTGCGGTCATGATGTTGTCCACCAAGTAAACCGAACACCCGTATCGGCGGTAGGCATACTCAAACAGGCGCAGTATGTTGTCCTCGTCATGGGCATTTGACTGTCGCAAATCGGTCAGGAGAAAGCTCCCTTCCAGCCATTGGTCAATCGCCCGAACAGCTTCTTTTGACGGCGCGTACTCCATCCGCCCCGTTCTTGGGTCTGGCTGCTCTACAAGATTCCTCGGCCCTGCGATCTGCGGCAGCACAAACCGTTTGAACTGCCTCGCCGGGAGCTCACCGGAATAGGCACATACAGTTCGGTTCTGGTTGATTGATTCCACGAGCATCTGCCCGAGAAGCGTCGATTTCCCTTCGCCGCGCCTGCCTGTCCATACTGACAATTCGCCTCCCCGGAATCCTCCGGTGCAGTAGTCCAGCGGCACCAGCCCGGACATCATGCGGTTTTGCGAAATGGGTGCGTCCATCTCCACTTGCGACAGGTCAATTAGCCCCGGCCTCGGCACATCCAAAGCGCCAAACAAAAGGCTTTCTACCGCCTTTGGGCCAGCATTGTCCAGCAGTTCGACCACGGATTCATTCCCGCGAAACGCCGCCTTATCCGCCACAAGGATAGTGACCGGCACCCACTTCTGGAGCTGGCCCACAATCTCCTCCCGGTCTGCATCGTTTGGTGTTGCGACGAACACATAGCAGAACTGGGTGATAAACTCCGTGCAGGCAGTTAAGTCCTCCCAAGCCGCGTATCTGTTCTTGCACACGGCGTTAATACCAACCGCCGCCGCGTCCTCCGGCGTAGCGCACCACCAAAGTCCTGTCGGCAGGGATGGGTCAATCATTTCTGCCCGGAATGTCAGCAGCAGTGAAATATCGCTCTGGCTGGTCATGGTTCCCCCCCTTCCTGCGCTTCTCCCACGTCCGAACAGCAGCTTTCCAGTCTTTCATTTTGGCCTTCCCCAGCATCCACCCTCTGGCCGCGTAGTAGTCCACAAACTCCTGCGGGTCTATGCCGTTTTTGCGTGCAAGGCAGTATTCTCTCACCTCGTCCACCGTGGGAGGAACAAACACTTTTCTTTTTGACTCCGTAGGAGTCTTTTCTTTTGTCTTAGTCTTAGTCTTATATATGGGTAAAGTTTCTTGTAAAGGATTCTGTAAAGGAAACTGTAAAGGTTTATGTAACGTTTCCTGTAAAGAATCAATACTAGAATTTGATTGTTCCGATAGGGAATAGCGGCTAGGGGCCCCTTTTTTCCCTTGCTGGTATCGGATAAATCCAGCCTTTACAAGCTCGTCCCTCGCTCTGTAAGCGGATGGCTTTGACAATCCATTTGTCATTACCTGCAACCGAATGGTGTCTACTGGAACCCACTCAGGCCACCCAGCCCGGTTAAATACGTTCAGCAGCCTGAAGTACAAGACCTGCGCCGGAAGCGTCAAGTGGTTGTTTTCGATCCAACGGTTGAACTCATTAAGGTAATCAATGTAAGTCAACCCATCACCGCCCTAGAACGGGAGCTCTCCGTCGTCGTCCACCTCCGAGAACTCCTGCCCATTCTGTTCTGGGCGGTCAGATTCTGGTGTGTCCCCCTCCGATTCCTTCTTCCGGCTGTCGCCAAAGTACACACTATCAGCCACGACCTCCAGACTAGACCGCTTGTTCCCGTCCTTGTCTGTCCAAGTGTTTGTCTGCAATTTGCCGTCTACCACAGCCATGCGGCCCTTGGAGAAATATTTGCTTACAAACTCCGCCGTGGATCGCCATGCGGTCACATTAACCCAATCGGTGGTTTTTTCGCCAGTGGCCTTGTCTTTAAAATCCCGGTCAACCGCGATGGAGAAACTGACCACCGAGACACCGGACTGCGTGTGACGCAGTTCGATGTCCTTTCCAATGCGGCCCTGGATCACAACCCTATTTAGCATTTTGGCCCTTCTTTCTTGTATATCAATTTTGATTCATCCCATCCTGGGTATAAAGTGCGGAGGTAGTCCTGCATCTGCTTATGAAGCGGACCATCCGCCCCCTCGTTGTCAAATGCCGCATGGCACCGCTGGCAGCCTGTCCAAATATTCTCTGGAATTCCAAGACCGCCCTGGCTCCGCCGTATGTAATGACAGTGTGGCCCCGCATTGATGGAGCCGCAGAGTACGCACCGCCCAAAATCCCTCTCCCATACGGCCTTTTTGGTTGCCGCGGATATGGCGGTGGCCTTAGTCTCTCGATGCACGCCCCCACTCCCTTTCCAACTGCGCGTCCAGGATGCGAATTTGCAGTTTGTAGCCCTGTATGGCCTCCCGTGCGGATTCGTACACTGTCTGCGCAATATCTCTTTCCAAGCGTAGTCGGGCGATCTCCGCGTCACCACGGCAAATATCAGAGATAATAGTTACAGGCGTGCCCTCCGCCCTGGCCTCCAGAACAGCTTTTCGGAGGGCTACCCTGTAATCGCGTTCCGCCTGCGCATATGCTCTGCCGCGGGCTCCGAGCTGCCCGATTGCCTTATCCAGGAGTGCGGACTTTGCGCCGATCTCGTTTATCAGCTCATAGCCCATACAAACGCCCGCTTTCCTGTCCGGTTGTTCAGGATAGATAAACCGGAAATCCTACGGTTGTCACCATAAGCAATTTTCTCAACCGAGAAGGTGTCGAAGGTACGAAACTTCCCATTGGATTCCAGGATGTTCATTTTCTCAGAGGGTACCCAAATAAACGGGGCGGTATAAAGCTCTCTGCCAATGCCCCATCGGAAACCAGCACGTTTGAATGCGTCGCTTGCCTCCCCCTTTTTCTCGTTGCCCTCGCCGTCCTCCCTGGACTCTATTCCACAATCCCACTTCCACGTCCAGGCGTCTCCCTCACGGATGGCAATCCCACAATACAGGTTCCCTTTGATTTCCCGGTAATCGTTCGTCCAGTTTTCAGAGCCAACCGTCTCATCCAGGATATCCATATCCGTCCTGGCCGTCTTATAAAGCAGGAGAACCGCCCCATTCTTTTTGACCTGCTTGACCTTCACCTCAATGTCGGAAGCCTCCAGCAGACGGAACTTGTCCATCACTTCACCCCCACACTGCGGCCTTGCTCAATCGAGGCATATGGAACGGGCACGCCCTCCTTAATGAGCTTGCCAATGCCAGTCTTGCTGACCTCTGGTTCCTTGTACTTGACGCACTCCGCATCATAGCCGTTCTGCTCCAGCCAGCGGATCAGGGCCTCCGGATTGGACACCTGAATGGACGAGGTTTTGCGGAAAGTGACGGAGCACCTGGCCGTCTGGAACTTCTCGCCGTCTAATGCAAGGGACAGATAGGATTTCAGCCGTTCCGCCTTGTTCTCCAGGGCCTTTCTGCGCTCATTGAGCGTGTCCGCCTCCTCCTTGATGGCCTTGGCATCGGCCATCAAATCCTTGTACCAAAGGGCCATATTCTCAATCTTGGCGTCCCGGTCCATCTGGAGCGCGGCAAACGCCTCATAGTCCATTAGTTCCCCTGTCTCCGGGTCTACCAGACCTTGAATCGCCTGGTCAATTTCATACAGTGTCATTTTGTTCCTCCTTACATTTCTGGCACATTTCTTCGTTTTGGTAAAGTTCTGCTCCGCAATTTGGGCAATTCCCTGCGGTTGGATCCTGTTGCATATCCCGGTATGGTGAAAATGGAAGCCACCACTCCATATCAGGCAATCGCCGGAAGCACCGCCCGCGGGCAGCCATCCTCACCCATATAAAGGAATCCGGTTCGGCCATCCGAGAGGCGGATATGTATTGTCCCGTCCAGGGCGTTAATCTCGTCGATTGGGTAGCCGATATTCTCCATCGCCCAGCGCAGCAGGGCTGAAATATTTCTGGTATTCAGCATTGACTTTCCCTCCTTCGTGCCCTAAAATAAGGGCAGATGTTCTTTCTCTTGCCGCCCTCCGGTCTCGCACACCGGGGAGCGGCGCTTTTATTGCTCCGGGATAGTGATGACCGCCCACACATCGTCGATGCTCTCCGCGCCCTCCAGTCCGGTGATCTGGATGGTGAGCGGGCCGGTGGGCGTAGGGGCTTGGGTGGTGGTTGCCGCCGGGGTCTCAATGGCTGGCTGCTCCGGTTCCTGGTTCC